ACGAATTTGCTAGGTTAGTTCAGCCATACATAATTCCAAGTATGTTATACAAGTTATCTCACGTAGCAGATTTAAGTCTCCACGAGTGCCGAACATCCCAAGTGGATGAAGAGATAGTCCGACCTAACGGAAATTAAAACCGTTAGAGATTGAAGGTAAAAACTTCAATGATAACAATAGTTTGTGGGAAGGTGAAGTCAAAAAGCAGGGCGATAAAGTATACATCCGCACAATCGCCGACATCAACACTTTCAATTATCAGAAGGGCATGGTGCTGCCGAAACAGCGTCCTGAGTCCCCTGATATCGAATTGCTGGTGAATCAAGGAAGAGCATGGAATGTCCTTCTGGATGACGTAGATAAAGTCCAGAGCGATATTGATTTGCTGAACAAGTTTACTGAGGATGCCGCTATAATTTGTTTGGCGGCTTAAAATTAAATCTAAATAACTGGAAGGCGAAAGCTAACCAGAGGGAAGAGCAAGATGCGTATTCTGAGTGACAAATACATTGCTGGTTTTTTAGACGCAGACGGTTCTATATCTATTGGAACAAACGGTAGATTAAGAATGGTCTTTACACAAAAACTATCCAATGATGGAGTCATCGAACGTATCTACGAGGCTTTAGGAAAGGGTTCTCTTTGTGAAAGCAAAGGAAGGACTAGGGGTACTACATCTTACCGCAGGGACTTGATTATTCAGGGGCAAGCGGCAGTAGATATACTTTGTAGACTAAAGCCATATATGGTTACTAAACGAAAGAAAGCCAATCAACTCCTGAGTGAATTAGGTTTCACCGAGAGGGTTGGCACTGATTCTATTCCTATTCAGCCTAGCAGGTCTTGGCTTGCTGGATACTTTGATGGAGATGGTTGTATTTATTCTTGTAACAGCAAAGGAAATAAAACTGCTGGTATCAAAGTAAGTATCACTACACACACCAAAGAAATGGACGGTATAGAGTTAGTTAAGAAAGTGTTTGGTGGAGACATTACTGTAAGAGGAAATAAAGCAGTTTGGGTTCTTCGATTACATCCATCAAATGCAGAAAGATTTTTATCATACATTGCCCCACGTTTAAACAACAAAAGAGAACAGGCTTATTTTGTTCTTGGTTGTGCAAAGATGGGACACTTTAGAGATGGTGAAAATATTTCAAAAATTCTTCGTGCCATGAAAACTCACCCGCACAGACTAAATGATTTAACATCTGAAGTAGATGTTTCTTCTTATTTGTCACAAGTAAGGGATATTAAAGAAACCGATAAAAGATATCGTCATTACCACGGACAGAAATGTTCTATATGTGGTTCTGATAAATACTATGCACTCGGTCTTTGTAATCCTTGCTGGCAACGAGAAAGAAAAGCTGCTTAGGATGAAGTGATAGTCGGAATAACTATTTAGTTATATTGAAACAAATGGCAATCGCCGTTGACGCACAGCTTTTAGGCGGCGTTGCTTCTCAGTCCAGCACCTACAACTACGGTGCTACATCCGGAAAGATTTCCGGTGGTTATAATCTCGGAGCTACAGGTGCTCCGGTTCAGATTACCAAAACCAACATCATAGACTACATTACCTACTGCGGTGGTGTTCTTGATGAGAACGATGTACCTGATGAAAGTCGTTGGATGGTAATTCCTAGCTGGATGGCTGTTATGATTAAGGGTTCTGACTTGAAGGATGCTTCCTTGTCGGGCGACCCGAAATCAACTCTTCGCACCGGCCTTTTGGGAATGATTGATAGGTTTGTAATTTATTCATCTAACTCCTGCGGGTATGTACCGGCTGCGAGCGAGTCTTCTGGTTTCACAAGTTTCTATGCACTCTTTGGAAACAAAGATGCCATCTCTTATGCGAACCAGTTTATTAAAACAGAGTCTCTGAGGTCAACAGAGTCCTTCGATACAATAGTTCGTGGTCTTATGGTTTGGGGTTACAAAGTAACCAAGGCTGAAGGTCTCGGCTATTTGTACGTAAGAAAATAAGGAGGATTGAATTATGTCTTCAAAAGTCGATTTCAGTAACTATGCGACAGTTTTTACCGGTTTTACTTTTGCCACCACAGAAACATCTACGCAGGTAAATGCGGCTGGTGTTTCCTACGATGGTATCCCTAGGTGCTATGTTGCCAAGGGAGTAATAGATACCGCTAAGACTGGAGTCACTAATGCGACTGGCGACCTCTATGGTGCGGTTCAGATTCCGGCAGGTACTTATGTACTTGGTGCTTATCTTGAAACCGTTACCGCAGAAACTACGGGTGTAACCGCAACTATGGCTATTACGGATTCATCCAGTAATGTCATTTCTGCTGCGGCTGTTCCTAGTACAACTGTTGCCACCGTTTCATACCCCACAGCGAATATGTCTACCCTTCCGGGTACTCCTGTGTATGCAATTACAGCGGGTGCTCAGACGGCTAGAATGTATACGTCTGCCGATATGATTTGCGGATTGGTTGCTGTTGCAGCGTTCACAAACGGTAAGTATAATTTATGCGTAATATGCGTTGACCTTAACGCACGATAACTAACAAGTAGGGGCAGGCAAAGAACGTAAGGCCTGCCCCGAATTTAATTCGAGGAGAATTTTAAAATGGACAGAGAACAAATGAGTATTAATGAACTCACCGTTGGTAATATTATAGGCGGTGGAATCCTTAATCCTTTCAAGAAAACTATTTATCTTAACGGAGCAGTAGGTTCTGACGGTAATCCAACAGATGTGCCTAATGCTTCTGAGCCGGTTAAAACACTTACCAATGCCTATAATTCCATAGGAACTTACAACGATGCTATAGTTTTACAGCAGAGTTCTTCTTCTGTAATCCTTGGTTCAACTTTTAATTGGGCAAAAAACAACTGTGCATTGATTGGCACTGGCTTCGCACAAATGGGTATGCGTTCTAGGATTTCAATGTCTACTACGTTTACTCCGTTTTTAACTGTATCGGGCTATGGAAATCTTTTCCAGAATCTTTACTTGACACACGGAACTGCCGCAACAGACCTTGTAGGCCTTAATATAACAGGAAATTACAATACCTTCCAAAACGTAAATTTTGCCACGCCTATGACGACACTTCAATCTACGGCTGGCTACATTGGTGTTGATATTACCGCAACAGGTACTTATTTTAAGGACTGTGTTATCGGTGCGAACACGGTAACTCTTACAGGAGCTTACCCTTTGATTCAGATTAATACGCCTTCTAACGATTTCTCTTATACCATATTCGAGAATTGTACACTGTTGATGTGTGCCGGTTCGACGGCCCCAGTGTTTCTCAATGTAGCAAACACCAACTCTCCCGCAGGTCAAACTTTCGTTGAGTTTAGAAATTGTAGATTTGTTGCAACTTCTGTCAACATGGCAACCAAACTAGCAGATGCCTTCTCGTTTACGGGTGGTGATACCTGCTGTGTTATGGTTGATGCCAACTGTCAGTTCTTTGGTGTAACGGCAATTACCTCTAGCACGGCTTACGTGTTACAGGCTGCTGCTCCTCAGACCGCAACCGGAACCGCTACTTTGTTAGCAGTTAATCCGTAACAACTAAATATTCAGGGGGCGAAATTTAAGTAACCCCCTGAATTACCCAACGTTGGGTAGAAAGGAATTTATGAAGTTTAGAATGTTAAGACTACATTCAACCGGCTATCCCTTTCCGTGGAATCCTAATACAGCAACAGTAGATGGAATGGTGGAAGTAATGATGGATGCCGAAGAAATAGCGGAAGCAGTTAAAATAACCCCAAAAAAGAAAACAGACGAACTACCTCAAGAAGACAACGAACAAACAGAAACCCCGGTAAAAGAAAAAAAAGAGCGTCTAAAAAAGGGGTGGAAATATAATAAGTTCGGAAAACTAACACGGATAAAAGAAGAGACCTCGGAGAAAAAAGATGACTCTACAGGACTTAGTAGACCTGAGCCGATACAGGCTTAATAATTTTGAACGTCCCTACCTCTGGTTAGACCGAGAGATAGTTTTTTATATAAACCACGCCATTGATACAATCTGTAGAGATGCTAAATGTCTTGAAGATAGTATGACCCCGTCTATATGCCAGTTCTTTACGAAAGCCGGAACTATGGACTATCTCTTGCCCCAGCAGATTATATATATAAAATCAGCAAAGATAAGAAGTCAAGAAACAATTACACTCAATGTATCACCTGCAACACAATGGGCTAATGGAGCAACACTTACCGATACAACCACTGGAAACACCTGTGTTGTTATATCTTACTTAACACCGCTTACTTATTCAATACAATACAGAAGTGGTCAGTTTACTTCAGGTGGAACAATTACAGACGGTTCAAATCCAGCTACGCAAGGTTCTGGATATCCCACCTTTACTGACACCACAACCAATACAAACAGACTAATAAAATATTCCAAGAGAGACATGGATGGTTACTTTGCCTCTTGGAGAGCACAACCCCAAACACAGCCACTTAGATACATTTTAGATTATCAGGGTGGCTATATTACTTTGTACGCAAATCCCGACAATTACTATCCCATAGATATGACGGTTATAAGATATCCGTTGGTTAAGATGGACTATACAACCGATATGACAGTACAGACACCTGAGATTAACTCAAAGTGGCACGATACCATTATAGAGGGGGTTTGTTGGCAAGCCTATCAGAAGCGTGGAGAAGATACTTACGACGCAAACCTTTCAGTAATACATGGACAAAACTTTAGGTCTTTCATATTAGACCAGAAGAAACAGAATAATTTATATGAATCAATACCATCAACAGCTTCTCCGGTAAGAGGTTTTGTGTAGAATGACATTCCCAAACATGCAAGCCTCTGACCTAGAAAGCAGAGTTAGAACTTATCTGAATGACGAAAATAGCCTCTTCTTTTCGGAGGCTGAAATATATAACTGGCTCACTATTGCAGCTAAGGATATAGCCGAGAAGACAACTTGCGTAAGAAGAATACTTAGTTACCAGACTACTATAGGGGTAAGAGAAGTACCTTTTAATGCTTATAAGGTATTTCACGTAGAGTATTTAAACTCTACCAGAAATCTAATGCTCACAAAGATAGACCCACTAAGAATAGGTCATTATAATATAGACGGGACAACGCCGCAGTATTGGTATGAGTTGGGAAGTTCAATAGGAATAGAACCCATACCAGATGATACATATAATTTAAGACTATACGTTGCTGATATACCTAAACTTATCACAACATAAAGGAGAGAGACAATGGAAGATTCTTTGAATTTTAAAGAGGATGTTAGTTTTGGGTTGGGAAAAGGAATGAGTGACGGAGTTAAATATACCGGACACGTATCTCTTGTATTACGTGACGAGAACGGTAATCTAAAAGACACAAGAGAAATCCATAATACAGTTACCAATGCTGGTCGATATGGACTCATGGATAACATTCTTGCCACGCCTACCGGAACTGGCTACACAGCAAAACCAAACTGGATGGAAGTTGGAACAGGAACTCCGGCAACTACGATACTTGGAGCTTATGTTTCGGGTTCACGGACAGCCTGCTCCTCAATAACTAGAGCCAGCAATGTAGTAACGTTCGTATGTACGTTTGCAGCCGGTATTGGAACTGGTGCTCTTACTGAGGCTGGTGTGTTTGATGTAGTAACTCAGAACACAGCTTACCTCTGGATGTCCACCAACTTTGCAACAGTGAATAAAGCGGCTGGCGACAGCTTGACAATTACGTGGTCGCTAACCGCCAGCTAGATAACTACTTGATTTTATTGAGGTAATACATGAGTAATTACATTTACGGGTTTACCGCCTTGACTGGTGGCACAACCGGATGTTTAGATAATATAGACGGAAGCCTTTTGTCAGACCAAGATATGGCTTTGGGCGCAGTTTTATCAACTGGAATAGCTA